AGGTTCTTGTGGCAGATAAAGTCCGGGATCGGACGAAATACAAAACCTTCGCTAAACCTCGTTGGAACCCGCTCAATTCTAACGACGATCACCGTGAACCCCGGCGACAGGACTATTCGGTTCAATTGCCGTTCATGCTTGGCAATAACGGAGTCCAGATCGAGCGAAAACAGGAATGTAGCGAACGTTTTCCAGTCAACCTGATGTCGCGCTACATCCAATTTAAACTCGAAAACAAGACTGGGTACATCAACATCCAAACCGTATCAATCGACAGTTATGAGGATCAACGTGAACCTCGATCACACACTTAGAAAAGGAGGCTTCCATGTCTGACCTCGTTGTCCGTCCGGCGTACCAGTTTGGTCCGACTGAGATATTGACCGCTGAAAAATTGAACCTGATGGCAACGCCGGTCGTCGAATTGGCGCTCGCGGATCCGGTCAACGATCAGAACTTTTTAAGAAACGGAAATTTCTATTCGTCTTTCTGGACAGCGCCGACCGGCATAAGTTGTCCTGTCGGAGCATGGACTACCAATGCGAGCTATTGGTTGTGCCAGCCACTAGGTGCTGCGGTAGCCTTTATTCGCAGTACCCAAGTACCCGATCTGTATTCGCTTTATAGCGCCGGAATTCAGGGTGCCGTCTCAGTTGGCGACGTCGAGTTTGCTCAACAGATTAATGGCGATCTATCGGCAACGTTGCGCCGCAATGTTACTTTTAGTGGCTACATCAATAATCAGAGCGGGCTTGCGCTCTCGCCAAAGCTGAAGATTTACACTGCGAACGCGTTTAATAATTTTGGGATACTCACACTTCGCACCACTGTCAATCTGCAGACCTCGACTAATTTGAGTTGGACTTATCTGTCGGCAACCATCGACCTAACTTCGGTCACCAACGTTGCCAACGGCTTGTTGATATCGATTTTTATGCCATCGGGCACATTGAACGCGACGACGAAGTTCGTCCTGTTCAGCCGGCTGAAACTGCAGATCGGCGAAGTGGCAACGGAGTTTGTCGACGACCCGAGTCTTTTCGTCCAGGCGCCGAGCGTCGACTCGACGATGTTACAGGACGGGTGTCTCGCCCGGCCTGGCTTGTACGTCACTAATCCCGGCGTAATTCCCAAAGGTGCGTATGGCGCAGGATCGATTCAGAGTGCGGATATCGGTACGGGTGAGATCAAGGGGAGAAACCTCGATCCTGGCATATCGACCACAACATCAGCGCTTTTTACGACCCCGGCAGTTAACGCCAATGTCGCCATCACCGTAACCAGCGCAGCTCGTATTACCGCTGGCCTGGTGCTCACTGTTCAGGGAGCGGGTCTGTATTCGACCGTGAATGTAGCCGGTAGTGTTGTTACGGCAATGAATACGGGTGCTGCGGGTAACGCATCATCGGGAACAGCTATCGTTAGTGGAGCGACTGTCACCACCAGCGGAAACGCTGTAATTAGCGGCTTAGGATATACACCGATCAATAAAGCAGGGGACACCAATTGCGGAGGCTTGATGATCCTAAATGACTCGCCCGTTGGCACCGGCAGCTACGGATCAGCTGGAGTGCTGCTTCAGGGACTTTCGGCCAATGCATCTAATGACGGATATATGCCTGGCCTGGGTTTTTTGCGAACCGGCAGAGTCGGACGAGCTGTTGGTCTGGATATCAATGGAAGATTCAAGACCGTTGATTCGAATGGTGTCGTTGGTTATCTCTTGGACACTGTCACCAAGGTTGGCACGTCCGATATTCAGAATGCCGCGGTGACCCTGGCGAAGTTGGCTGCGGAGGTCATCAACATGATCATCCCGCCAGGGATCATGTCATTCTTTTCCGGACCGGCTCCTCCGTCTGGTTGGTTTCTTGCAGACGGATCAGCCGTGAGTCGCACCACCTACGCAGCGCTATTCACGGCAATCGGCACTTACTGGGGCTCGGGAGACAACGTTAGTACGTTCAACCTGCCGGATATGAGGGGCCGAGTGCCTCTGGGATACGTCAACACAGCGGTCGGAGGCATCACAGCTCGCGCCTTTGCCAGCAAGGGTGGCGAGGAGACTCATGTTACGACAGCGGCCGAAATGCCGAGCCACGTTCACGTGATGAATCATACGCACGGTTATATTTCGATAAATGCCGGTAGCGGTATTGCCAGCGGATCAGGTTGGGCGACAGTCGCCGCGACAACCACTGATATCTCAACCGGTATGCAAGCAGCCGGCGGAAATGGTGCGCATAACGTTATGCAGCCCTATTCAGTTGCCTACTGGATTGTTAAATATTAGGGGGCATGAACCAAGATGTCGCAGAAATTGCCAAAGAGTGGTTCGAGAAGCATGAGCCCGAAGGCTATCTGGCTTCTGTTATTATCCGTTGCTTTTTTTTCGGCAGTATTATCCGCCGGCCGGGATTTCTGCTCATGGGCGAGACGTCTTTTTGGGACGGCAAAACGATTTGGGTTGCGCCTCCGGAGAAAGCTAATGCGTGGTTTCTTTATTTCTGGTGTTCAACCAAACCCATGTCCTCGTATGAGCTTTGTCTGGAGGCACCGTTTCCATTAACCTATGTGGCGTTTAAACGAAGAGGTAAATACAAGGTACTCGAGTGGAAGAAGCTTTATGAAAAAGACATCGGATATAGAGCGCGACATTACGTTAGCGCGTAACCTAGAAAGGCAGGGTTAGCTATATCGGAGGAGGCGCGCCATCAGTACCAATAACTCGGCCGCCAGATGCGGCCCAGGAGTATCAGCAGTCGCTTGGTGCGTACATCAGCCAGGCGCCGGCACTCTATAGGGAGGAGTCGCAATATCAACCCCTGTATAATCAAATGCAGCAAGGCATTCAGGGATCAAATATCTCCTATTATGCCAATGCCATAGAGCAACAGTTACCAGCCGCGCAGACTGCTCTGCAGAATTCGCAGAATCAGGCAATTCAAAACGCTATCAACCAGTACGCGACCAATACGCCAGGGATTAACGCCTCGGTCATGGCGAACAATCCGGCGTTGCAACAGATCCAATCGATTGCCCAGCAGCAGCAAGGCGCCACGGGACCGGATCAGACCTTGCAAGGATTATTGAGTCAGGTGCAGCAGCAGAACCCTGGCCAGGTGCAGCAGTTGCAGAATCTGGCTTCCCAAGCTGGACGGATGTACGATCCGACAAATCAGCAATTGCAGGGGTTAAGCACTCAAGCGGGCGCGTATACTGGGCAAGGTGTCTCGGATCTCAGGGGGATTGCCGGTCAGGCTGCAGCAAACACGCGCAGTGACATTTTCAATCAGACGAAAGGTGCAGTGATGGGGCAATTGGGAAACCTCGATCCACTGACTCAACAGCTCTCCGATACCGCGCAGCAACAGTTGGCGCTCGGAGGACAAGTTAGCCAACAGGGTTTGCAAGACGCTGACCAAGCCGCTCGAGCGGCGTACAGTGCGCGCGGGATGCTCAATTCGAGCGGATCGATCGCTTCGGAAGTTCTCAACCGTGACCAAGTCCAGCAAGCGCGATTGCAGCAACGCGAACAGTTTGCGGCAGGCGTTGATCCGTTAGTCCAGTCGCAGATTCAACAGCGAACAGCCAATGCGATGGGTCTGACTTCCACCGACATTGCGGCCACGCAGCAGCATCAGGCTCTCGCCGGCCAAATGTATCAGGCCGCCGGCCAATTGGGGCAAGCCGGCACGCAGTTGCAAGGCAGCCTCCAAGGGCAAATTGCAGCCAATATTGGCAACGCTGCACAGCAGCAAGGAGCCATGACTCAGGCCGCGATCGGGACGCAACAAGCCGGAATACAACAAGCGCAAGGTCTGCAAGGCGGGATCCTTGATCAGATCTATCGCAATCAGCAAGCTGCCAGCGGCAACCAGCAGTATTTGTATGGAGCGCAAAGCGGTGCGCAAGGCGCTCTTTTGGGTGCGCAATCTGGTGGCGCAGGACTCTTAAGCAATATCATGGGAACGGTGCCGCAAATGGGAACAGGTTCGCCGAACCTATTCGCAGGAAGCGGATTGCTGCAATTGACCTCACAAAACCAGATGGCCGGATATAATCAGCTAAACTCAGCCAACCAGATGAACGCGCAATCAAGCGGACAAGCCAGAGGCGCGATGAGCGGC